CAAACACGGGCAAAACACCTTCGCCAACGGTTCGTTGTAATTCCGCCCAATTTCCCTCCAGGGTCGACAATCGTCCGGCCGTCGATTGGCTCAATTTATCGGTCAACCCGAAAAATCGTCCGCCTTCGGATGTCAACGTTGTGAACGCCTTTTCTAAATTGTCAAAGGAAATTTTTCCCTCCGAACCCAATTTTTTCACCTGGCCGGCCGAAACGCCCAATTGGTCCGCGAACAACTGAATGACCGGAACGCCGGCTTCGGTCAATTGGTTGATGTCTTCGGCGAACAATGTCCCTTGTACACGGGCCTTTCCATAAATGACCGACAATTCGTTGAAATCCTTTCCGGTAGCGGATGCAACGTCACCGATTCGGCTCAAAGTAGTTTGCAACCCTTCGACCGGTTCACCAAATGCCAAAAGTGATTTGGCCGCGTTGTTCACTTGTTCGGGCGTGAACGGTGTTTTGATGCTGAATTGTTCCAATTCTGCGAACAAATCTTTTGCGGCGGTGGCCGAACCCAAAAACGTTTCCAACGAAATGTTTACGGCTTCATAATCCGCGACGGCTTTTATCGCCCCTTTTGCGAAATCAACGGACGCCCCAGCGATTGACAATCCGCCAAACGCGGCGGCGGCCCCGGCAATACTCGATTTCAATCCGCGCAATCCTGTTTCGGCCGCTTTTGTGTTGGTTTGAATGCTTTGAATTCCGGTGTTCAATTTTGCAAACTCACTTCGCAATTGCGCGGTGTCCGCTTGCAATTTGAACAATATGTTGTTGACTTCGGTTGCCATGTCTTTTATTTTTCGTTTTGTTCGTTTCGTTCGTCTTGAATCCGGAAAAACGTTGAAATTGTTTGATAATATTCATCAACGGACAATGATTCCATCGCCTTCATTTCGCTGACTTTGTTTTCGCAAATGATTTGGTTCGTGAAATTGATGTCGTCAATGTACTTCCCGATTTCAGCGATTGCAGAATTCGATAAAATCTTTCGTTTTCCTGGGCGCTGAGGTTCAAATAGTCGCGGATATCGTTGGACGATAATTCCGAAAATTTGATTGTGGATGTCAACGCCCTTTGAACAAAAAAATCGCGGACCAATGGATTGGCGTTCAACTTATCAATTCGGCGTTGTTTGAACACGTCATTGAATTCGGTTTCGTTTTCGCCATTCAGCACATAATAACACGCCGCCAATTCAATCAACGTTTGTTGTTCGCCAATGAATTCCAATCGCCATTCCATTTCGGCCAACAAATGAAACATTTCCACGATGTTTCCGCCATTGGCGGATTTCTTCATGGAATCAATCATTGTTTTCAATTGGTCTTTGGTCATGTTCATTTCCGCGAACCTGGTCGCCACTTCGGCGGCGATGGCTCGTTTGGATGGCATGGTCAACGGGTTTGAATATTCAAACCAATCGTCGCCGTCGGAATCGGTGAATATTTTGGTCAATGGAATGACCGAACCGGTGACGTGTTTGGATTCTGCCATCACCGGGTTTGGCTTGGGTTGTTGTCGTTTAAACCAATTCATCGTTTGGGTTTTGGGTTTGCCTTTTTGGCTTTGTTGATTGACGATTGACAAATGGCATACGCGGCGGATTCCGATTTCCCGGTCCGTATCACATCCGCAACACAACGTTCCAATTTTGGTGGCATGTCCTTTGATTTTTTGTTCGCTCAAAGGTAGCGAAAAATCAATTGCGATATTTGACGAAATCATTGTGGAATGTCCACAAATAATATCGGAAACAATCCAACAAGTGTGACAAATTTGAATCCTTTGTTTTTTCGATGTCCCCGTTGGATGTGGTTTCCACATTTTGCAAATCATGAAGCAACCATTGACATCCGGCGTCAATCTGAATGTCCGGATGTTTTTCCAAAATGGAATTGAGCAAAACGCGCGAATTTTTGATTGACGGGTTCACGCTTGGGACTTTGAACGCGGATTTGGGCAATTGCAGTTCGTCACGAATTATTGTGTAGTAATTGACGGCGCCCCTGGTCATGGCCGAACGGTTGGCCCCGGACGCGTCACCGGTGACGATGAACAACCGGTCGCCGAATTCAACCCGGATGGATTCGCACAATCTGAAAATGTCCGAATTCTTCAATCTGAATTCCCGAATGATTCGGATTTTGTCGCCATACGATTGGCCGGCAATACATGTGATTGGGTCAACGTTGAAATCGAACGACAAAATGATTGGTTCGTTCGGATGGATGGCCACACCTGTTTTGACGGTTTTGAATTTATTGAAAGCATACGCGAACGGTCGTTCAACGTCGGAAACGTCCCAATCGCCATTGACGAAAACGGCGCGCGTCAATTCATCCAGGGAATCCATGGCGGCCAAATATTCGGGCGGCAATGATGGATTGTCCAACATCAAAGCCCGTTTGTAAAAATATCCATCCGGCAATTGGCCGTTCATGGCCGGTTCATGGAATGTGGTTTTGGTCCATGTCTGCGACGGGTTGCATGTGGCCATAATCAAACGCGGCGGTTGATTTGGAATGATATGACGTCCAACGCGCAATTTGCATTTTTCGAATGTCTTTTTTTGTAGTTCTTGCGCTTCTTCTAACAGGAAAAAATTAGTTTCCAATCCATCGAACCGGGTCAAATTTTTATCCATGACAAAGTTTTCCGGGAAAAACTCCAGGGTCGAACCATTGGTGAACGTGACGATGTGGTCGGTTTGGTGATATGACCGGATGAATGGTTTGGGGCAAAGTTTGAAAAACGTTGGAATGGTTGTCCGCTTCAATGTCGGCAATGATTCGCGGATGACATGTGATTTCGAATTCGGGAAAATCTTGGCCAACAATATCAATGTGGCCAATGAAACATAGGATTTTCCGCCGCCGGCGGCGCCTCCATAAAGCAAATATTCAAATTGGCCGGAAAAAACAGCCTCCATGAATTCCAATTGTTTTTGATGTGGTTCAAACACTACCATTGGCGACCATGAATTCATCAAACACGTCGATTGAACAATCCAAATGAAAATTTTGACCCGTTATCAATCGAACATAGGTTGTTCCGGGTTCATCTTCATTCCAGGCATAAACGGTGTCAATGTCGAACCGGACCGGAACGGATTCCGTTGGCCTTTCAATTCCAATGGATTCATAATCAACGGCGTCATTGATTTGGAAAAATCCATTGGCGAAAACAAATCGCCCAACCAATCGCATCATGACGGATTCATTTTTTGTGTTGTTTTCTGCCAACGTTCGATGGCGTTTGAATTGCGTTCGAAATATCGGTCAATGATGGCCCATTCGTCGCGCGATTGAACGGATTGTTGCGTGAATCCTTCGGTCAATATTTGGTGGTTGATGGAATGCAATTTGTTCCGAACCCAACGATGTGCGGATTTGACGTCGCCCAAATCGTCAATGACGGATTGGATGACCATTTGGATTTCCTGTTCACTCAATTGAACAACGAATTGTTTTTGTGGTTGGTCTTTGTTCATGTGAATTCAATTGTTTGGTTTCCAATTTTGAACACTTGGGGTTCACCGGTCATTTCGACTTGAATGTTTTCGTTCCAATTCGCCGGGTCGGCGTTCTTCAATGTGAAAATGACGGCGGTCGATGACGGCGCAATGTATCGTTTTTTGGTTTTCACCTGGCGTCCGGCCAAATCACCCGTTTTGCCGTACAATTCAACCGTTTCCGTTTCTTCGACGTAAAATCCAACAACCAAGCGTTCCAACGCGTCAACGGCCTTTTCTCTCAATCGTTCTTTGCCGTTTTTGGAATGGTTTTGTTTGGCCGTTTTGTAACGGGCGGCAATTTGGGCATCCAGGTCAACCCAATTCCGGAATGTCCGAATTGCGATTCCATGTTCGCCACAACAAGATTCCAACGTCACGTTGGCGGATTCATACGCCAAACATATTTGTTCGCACAATTCCCGTTTTTCGTCAATCGTCCTTTCGGCGGCGCTCGGTTTTCGGGGTGTTGGTTTTTTCTTTTTGTCTGCCATCGGTTTTTGGTACGATGGCGAACCACTTTTTGTTTTTTTCATGTCGCCAATTTTTCGGCCATTGGTTCGGCCCGGTGTTGTTGTTGGCGATGTGGTTTTTTATTTATTCCGTTTGAATCACGGGTTCGGATTTGCCGGTGACATAATTGATGAACGCCCGGCGGTCCGGTTTCATCAAATGTGGCGATTTTTCCCAATGGTCGCAAAACTGAATCCAAATGGCGTTAAAACGTTTGGCCAAATACGATTCGGTTTCGGCCGTTTCGGTGTATTTATGGAACGTGTTGACAACCGTCCAAAATTCATGATG